GAGACGACCTACGAGCAGATGCTCGACGCGCTCAAGGGCCATAGCGAACTGACCGAGGGCCGCTACCGGCTCTGCCGCGAGGAAACCGAAACGGTCCTGCTGGCGATCGCCCAGAACGGCATCGTCACCGACCTCGTCCGCGAGGGCGAGGAAGAACGGCGCTTCGAGCGCGGCGACGACAACGGAATGACCGAGGCCCTGCGAGTCAGTCAGGGCCATCCCTACGTCCGGCTCACGAGCCGCGAAAACGACTCGCGGCCCTGGCAGGTCCGGCGCAACCGGCCCGACCAGACGTTCGAGGTTCTGAGCGATCACGCGACCGAGGACGAGGCGAAGGCCGCCGCCGCGCAGGCCCCGAGCTACCCGGCGAAGGCCGAGACGATCACGATCGAGATCGAGTACACCGGCGAGCGCGAGGAAGTCCTCGCCTCGCTCTTCGAGACGCTCGCCAGCGCCGCCGAAGACGGCAAGGTCGCCAAGCCGGGCCATCGTCAGTCGATCGCGCTCAACCGCGAGGACGACGAGGGCGAGGAAGCGCCGATCGGCGAGGTCCTACTCGTCACCCGCTAAGAGCCAGACCGAAGCACCGCACCGCAACCCGAGGGCCGCCCACCGAGGCGGCCTTCGTGTATCTAGGCCCCGCCCCGCAGGGCGTTGAGCAGGACGATGATCAGATAGACGACGAGGACGATGACGACGATCGTGATCAGCAGGCCGACGATGCCGTAGGCGGCGACGGGGATCATGGCCCCCAACCTACCCGGCCCGGCGGCGTACAATGCCCGAGTGGCTGATCGGAAACTGAAACGCTGCTCGCGTTGCGGCAGACGGAAACCGCTCGACGAGTTCGGGCCTCACCGGTATCGCCCAGACGGTCGGCGAGATCGGTGTCGAGACTGCAACAACGAGGCGGCCCGCGAGGCCTACGGCGCACCGGCGAGCGGGACGGTCGCCTGCCGAATCTGCGGGGCGGCCCTGCATGTCGTCGCCGGTCGGCACCTTGAACTTCGCCACGGCGTCACGGCGGCCGAGTACCGAGGCCGCTATCCCGACGCCCCGCTTTCCAGCGATCACTACCGAGGCCTGCAACGTGACCTATCCGCAGACGGGGGAGGCATCGCGGTTCCGGTCTGGACGAAGAGGGCGATCATCGCGGCCCTACGGGACGCTACGAGGCGAAGGGGTGAGCCGCCCAGCGCTCGGGACTGGGAGAAGCATCGCCCGCCCGCTCGAACGGTGACGCGAGTCTTCGGCACCTGGAACGCGGCGCTTGAAGCGGCCGGTCTGCCGACCCGCGCACCGAGCGCGAATCTCGCCGACCTCAACCGGCCGGGGGTGAAACGCCGCCGTAGGATCAAGGCGTGACCGCCGAGCCGACCGAGACGCGAAAAAAAGACGCCTGGCACGATCGGTTTCTCAAGGTCTTCGAGGACTCCGGCATCGTCACCGAGGCAGCGAAGGCGGCCGGGGTGTCGAAGGCGACGGTGTACCGACACCGGGCCGAGGACGAAGACTTCGCCGCCCGCTGGGCCGAGGTCGAAGAGTGGTCAACCGAGGAACTTGAGCAGGTCGCCTACAAGCGGGCACGCGACGGCGACACGACGCTCGTGATCTTCCTGCTCAAGGCTCGGCGGCCGGAGGTCTATCGAGAATCGCAGTACGTCGAACACGGCGGGACGGTGACGCACTCGCACGAGCAAGGGATCAACGATGCCCTCGACTCCGCACTCGGGGAAGTCGATCGGCTTGCCTCGCAACTGGCGGACGTGGCCGGTAACGGATCGTCTGCGGCTGCTGGGCAGGCTTGAAGGCGATCGCTGGCGGCGCGGCGCTAACCCCGGCCAGACGCCGCCCTCGGGCCGCTGGCGGCGCGTCTGGTTCGTGCAGGGGGCGCGAGGCTCGGGCAAGACGCGCACCGGCGCAGAGACGCTCGCCGAGCTTGTCCTGACCAACCCGCCGGGCGACTGGGCCGTCGTCGGCCCGACCTACGGCGACGCCCGCGACACGATGGTCGAGCATCGCCGCTCGGGTCTGCTCAAAGTCCTCGGGCCTGCCGTTCGGTTATGGAACCGATCGCTCGGCGAGCTACACGTCGCCAACGGTTCGACGATATTCGCGGACGGTGCCAACGAAGGCGGCGAGCGGATTCAGGGGAAAGAACTCAAGGGGGCGTGGTGCGACGAGGTCGGGCTATGGCGCGGGGTCAAGCTCGGCAAGCAGGGCGAACCGACCGGCGGGGTCAAAGCCTGGATCGAGTCGATCGAGTTCGCGGTCCGCGAGGCCCCGGCGCTGATCATCGCCACCGGCACGCCGAAGGGGCGCAAAGGCGTCGTGGCGATCCTGCTCGAAGAACCGGCGGGCCGGGTCTGCTTCACGCATCCGACGCTCGAAGCGAACCGCGCCAACCTTGAGCCTGCCGTCGTCGAGGACTGGGAACGGCGCTGGGGCGGGACGCGGCTCGGACTGCAAGAGCTAGGCGGGGTGATCCTCGAAGACGTGGCCGGTGCCCTATGGACGCTCGACCTGATCGAGCGCAACCGGGTCGAGGCCGACCCCGAGCGGATCGAGCGCCGGGTCGTGGTGGCGATCGACCCCGCCGGTTCGGTCGAAGGCGACGAGACGGGGATAGTTGCCGCGTCAACCGATCACACCGGCGAGGGCTACGTCCTGGCCGACCGTTCCGGCAACTACACCCCGACCGGCTGGGCGACGGCGGCGATCGAGTTGTACCGCGAACTCGGGGCTGACCGGATCGTCGGCGAGCGCAACTTCGGCGGCGACATGGTCGAGTCGGTCCTGCGGCAGGTCGATCCGAACGTGCCCTACAAATCGGTCTGGGCGAGCCGGGGCAAGCAGGTCCGGGCCGAGCCGGTGGCCGCTCTCTACGAGAAGGGCAGGGTCCATCACGTCGGCGCGTTCGCCGAGCTTGAGTCCGAGTTGACGACCTACGTGCCCGGCACCGGCGAAGCCTCGCCGAATCGGCTCGACGCCCTCGTTTGGAGTTTCACCGACCTGCTGATCGACGCCGCCGTCCGCCCCGTCGTGATCAGCCAGCCGGGGACCGGGATCACGTCGGACCTGCTCGACCGCGAGCTTTGAGGCCCGCGACGATCCTGCTGCTCGGGGCGCTCGTCCTCGCCCTGCTCGGGTTCCGCTTCGCGGCGCTGCTCTTCCTCGTCCTCGCCCTGCTCGCCCTGGCGGCCAACGTGGGGGGTCCTCGCCCTGGCTAGGTTCGACTGGCGGGCGGCGGTCCCTTCCGTCCGTCGCTCGCACCTATGACCGACGACGACCGGATCGAGTTCGCGGCGAAGATCGCCGAGCGAGCGATACGGGGGGTCGCGGCGACGTTCTCGGAGGCCGATCCTGACGCCGAGTTCACCTGCGCCGAGATAACTCGGATGCTCTACGAGGTCGCGGCGACCGTCCGCTCGGAGATCGAACAGGGGGGCCGACGCGCTAGCTAGGCTCGTCTCGTGCCCGGCGAAACTACTCGGCTCAAACTCCCGTACCCCGTCGATGCCGACGCGCCGAACGCCCCGGCGCAGATCAAAGCGCTCGACGAACTGGTCGAGAAGTTCCTCCTACGGGGGGGCCAGCTACTACAGAAACAGAACACCGGTGAACAGGCGATCTCGACCGGCGCGGGCACCTATCAGGAAACCGCCGACAAGCTCGGCAAACTCAAAATCCTCGCCGGTGGCCTGATCTTCGTTCACTACGAAGCGCTTTGGAAAGAGTCGGCGCTCGACGCTGGGCGGGCGGCGATCTTCATCGGCGCGAATCAACTGAAAGCAGCGGTCACCGCCGCCGCCGGGGGCGCACCGCAGAACATCGGCGCGGCGATCCCCGCTGGCACCGCCGGGAAATGGACGCCGCTGATCACCGACCCCGCGACCGGGCTGATCGGCATGTTCGCCGGGTCCGGCGATCAGACGACCGTCACTACGGGGATGGCGAGCGGGGTCCATCAGCAGCCGGTCGGCCGGGCGGCGGGCGAACGGTTCGCCTTCTCGATCGGCAACGAACGCGGCAAAGCCGACGAGTCGGGCCGGGGCGGCGTCCTTTGCATCCGGGGCCTGGCCGAAGGCGAATACGAAATCGGGGTCCGGCTAATGATCAAGGAAGCCGGGCAGACGGTGACGATCAAGGAACGGCGGCTCACGGCCTGGACCCGCGAGTCTGCGCCGTAAGCCGATGGCCGACACCGCCAAAGCACCGAGCGGCGAGCAGGCCCCGACCCGCGAGGTCGGCGCACCGGCGGACATTGGCACGCCGATCGCGGGCCTCGGCTCGGTCCTGCCGTGGTCAACGTTCATCGACGAGCGCGAGACGGCCCCCGATCTCACCTGGCCGAAATCGTCGGACACCTACCGCCGGATGCAGGCCGACGCGCAGGTCAAAGGGCTGCTGCTGGCGACGACCTTGCCGATCCGTCGCTACCGCTGGGAACTCGACCCGAACGGGGCCAAAGCCTCGGTCACGAAACACGTCGCGGCCTCGCTCAACCTGCCGATCCGGGGCGAAGACCAGACGACGATCCGCCAGCGGGGCCGGTTCAATCACGACCGCCACCTGGCGCACGCGCTACAGGCCCTCGGCTACGGCCACTACTACTTCGAGCAGGTGTACGAGATCGGCGACGACGGCCTCGTCCACCTGAAAAAGCTCGGCACCCGGCCGCCCCGGACGATCTCGAACTTCGTCCTCGAAGACAACGGGGCGCTCCGGGCGATCCAGCAGCAGGTCCTCGGTGCCCCGTCGAGCAACGGCAACGGTTCGGCGCTCGGGGTCGAGACGCTGACCGGCCGGACGCTGGGGATCGAGCGGCTGCTCGGCTACATCTGGGAACCCGAGGACGATGCCGACTGGGTCGGCCGGTCGATGCTCCGGTCCTGTCATCCGAACTGGGCGATCAAGGACCGGCTACTGCGGCTCGACGCGACCAAGCACGAGCGAAACAGCATGGGTATCCCCTGGTTCGAGGTCGAAGACGGCAACGACAAACAGGTCGCCGAGCTTGCCAAAATCGCCGCCGAAATCAGGGCCGGGGAATACGTCGGCGGGGCCGGTCAGGGCCGTCTCAGAATCGCCGGGGTCGAAGGCATCCTGCCCGACACGATCGGCTCGGTCCGCTATCACGACGAGCAGATGAGCAAGGCGTTCCTGCTCTTGTTCTTCAACCTCGGCACGACCGAGACGGGTAGCCGGGCGCTCGGCTCGGAGTTCATCGACTGGTACGCGCAGGCCCAGACGGCGATCGCAGACTGGTACGCGGCGACGACGCAGGCCTACCAGATCGAAGACGAAGTCGAACTCAACTGGGGGCCGGACGAGACGCCGCCCCGGCTGACCTACACCCGCGTCGAGGACGCCGCCCTCTCGATCGCCGATCTCAAAACCGCCGTCGAATCGGGGCTGATCGCGGCGACCCCCGAGCTTCGAGTCCTGCTCGCCGACCGGTTCGGCGTGCCGAGGCCGCCCGAGCCGGAGGACGAAACGCCTGCCCCGCCCTCCGGTGAACCGGGCGGTGATAGTGCCGAAGGTGAACCTACCCCGGAAGGCGCACCTGAACCGGGGATGCCGCCGCTCGATCCGAACGCCGAAGGCGTGCCGGTCCGCGAACACGAACGATCGCCGCCGACCGCACCCCCAAAAGTGCAAGCCGCGACGGCTCAGTCCGCCGGGAGGTCGCGGCGCGGATAACCGAGGCGGCGGGCCAGCGGCGGACCTGGCCGCAGTTGGCACGCGCCATTGGCACCGACCCGAAAAACGGGACTGCACGCCGCGCTCGGGACGAACTGCTCGACGCCGGGGTCCTGCATCGGCACCCGGACGGCACCCTCGCCCTGGCCGCCGGGCATCAGCTACCGAACCGCGAACTCCGGCGCGAGCTACTCGATCACGAGGTAGCCAGCGGGGCCGACTTCGCCGACATGGAGCAGGTCTATCAGCGCCAGCGGGCCTCGCTGCTGGCCGACTACAAACGGGCGCAACTCGACCAGATCGAGGAAGCGGTCGAGGCGGTCGAACAGGCCGCCGGTAACGCCGTCTCGCTGGCCCGGATCACGGTCGCCCCGGTCGATCCCCTGCTCGTCGCCGGGCACCTACAGGACGCCGCCGCCGCTGGCTCGGCCTCGGCGCGGTCGGAGTTCGTATCGCAGATCGGCGATATAGAACCGGTGCAGGTCAACCCGACGACGGTCAACGAACAGGCCAACGAGCGGGCCGGGGCCGTCGTCGTGACGCTGGCGAACGGCCTCTCGACCGCCGCCGCGAAGAAAGCCGCCGCCGTCTCGACCCTCGAAGCGACCGCCGCCGGTCAGGCCGTCCGCTCCTACCTGCTCGAACTCTCAGACGCCGAGCTTGAACTGCAACTCGGGGGGGCGACGATGCAGGCCTACAACGCCGGGCGTAAGGCGTTCATGCGGGCGCAGGAAGAACCGCCGGTCGAGCCGATCATGGCCCGCGCCGAACCCGGCGGGGCGGTGAGGATGGCGATCTACGCGAGCGAGGTCATGGACGAAAACACCTGCGGCCCCTGCGCGGATATTGACGGAACCGAATACGACACCCTGGCCGAAGCCGAAGAGGACTATCCGACCGGGGGCTACGTCGAATGCGAAGGCGGCCTGCGATGCCGGGGCACCCTCGTCGCCGTGTACGGCCGGGCGGGGGCACCGCCACCGGCGCAACCGCCGGTCCCGATCCCCGAGCCGCCGGTCCCGGCCGGGCCGACCGCGAGCGCCGCCGAAGTGGCGAAAGACGCCGTCGCCGGTCACGTCCGGCGCTGGGAGGAAATGACCCGCTCGATCCGCCCGAGCGATCGGATACACGGCGAGTTCGGCCTCAAATACGCGAAGCCGGGGGCCGAACAGGCCCTAGAGGACATGGACAGGCTGCTCGCCTTCCCCGCCGACGAGGGCGTCGTCGCGCTTGAGGACGCGCCGCCGCTCGGTCAGGCCAAAGGGGCGGTCGCCGCGCTCGGCGCTGGCAACGAGACGCGGGCCGCTCGCCTCTACTACGACGTGGCGGCGAACGAACAACTCGCCGACGCGGCCTACTGGCGGACGGCGACCAGTCACGAGCTAGGCCACCGGCTCGACAATCTGCTCGCCCTCAAGCACCCGACGATCCGGCCTTCGGGCGAGGTCTTCCTGACCGAGTGGAGTGACCCGGCGAAGATCGCGCAGGCCTCGCCGGAGTTGGCCGACCTGATGGCCGAGGTCGGCAACTCGGCCCCGATCCGGTTCCTCTCCGAGCCGAAGGTGATCAATGAGGGCTGGGCGGCGGTCTGGTCGCAGGGCTATCGCAACTACCTGCTCGAAGGCTCCGAGCAGTTCGCCCGCGTCTTCGAGCATTTCATCGCCCGCGAGCTAGGCCTCGAACGGGTCCGCGCCGTACACCGCAATCACAAACCCGGCATGTACAACTGGACCGACGAGGAATGGGCACCGATCCGTGAGAAAATGGTCGCGCTCCTGAAGGCGAATGGCATCTGGAAAGGCGAGTGATGGAAACCGCCGAGATCGAAAAACTGGCCGAGGAAGCGCGGGCCTTGAAAGACCCGATCGACGTTCAACTGTTCACCCAAAAGCTGATCGAGCAGTACGGGTATTCGCCGATGGACGCGAGCCTCTTCGTCGCTTTCGAGCGGACCAAACGCGACGGCTCGACGACCGCCCCGTTGTAGGGGGTCGCCCGATCGGGTAGAAGGGGCGGCATGGAGATACGCAACGAGGGCGGCGTAACCGTCATCGACGAAGGCGACGAACGGGTCCAGCTTGAGTCCGGGCAGTCGGTCGAGGTCAAGATCGGCAAATCGGGGGCGAAGCTCGGCGACGTGCAGGGTGAGGCGTCGGGCCGAGCGTTCGATCACGACCGGCCGCAGGTCGGCCCCGAGTCGATCGCCGAGGCCGAAGCAACCGGCACCGAGGAAGAGGCCGAGGCCGAGTCGAAGTAGGGGGTCACGCGCCTCGGTAGAACCGGGGGCGTGCCCGAGTACCTGACGATTCCCAACGTCGAGATCGCCTCGGCCGGGATGGAGTGGCCGACCGCGAACGGGCCGATCACGATCCGGCTTGAACACCTTGAAGACGCGGTGAGGGCGGCGAACGAAGACCCCCACGTCCAGCCGCCCCGGCTCAAGATCGGCCATACCGACCCCCGCTTCAACTCCGAGGATCGCAACGATCACGATCCCTTCGAGGCCGAGTTCGACGGCGAGCCTGCGGTCGGGCAGGTGCGGAACCTGCGGCTCGACGGCGGCAAACTGCTCGGCGACTACGTCAACGTCCCGGCCTGGCTCGCCGAGGCGATGCCCTCGGCCTACCCGAGCCGGTCGATGGAGGGCAGCTACTCGGTGCAGGACGGCCCCGCCGGTGAACCGAAGGGGACGTGGGACGTTCGCACCCCCGGCGGCAAGACCTACTCGCTCGTGATCACCGCCGTCTCGCTGCTCGGCGTGGCCCGCCCGGCGATCCTCAACCTTGAGGACCTCGAAGGGTTCCTGACCTCGGGCGAGGGGGTGACGACTTCGGCTACACCGGAGGGCGTGCCACCGATCAAAGCCTCGGCCGACATTGACCGTGTCATCGACCTCTTCTGCGCCGAGTACGCATCCGGCGATCGCTACTGGTGGTGGCCCGCCGGGGTCTGGACCGAACCGAACGAGATCATCGCCGACGATAACGAGGGGAACCTTTGGGCGATCCCGTTCGGCTCGAACAGCGAGCAGGAAGTGTCATTCGGCGAGCCGCGTCAGGTGATGCAGACCTTCGAGCCTGCGCCGGAACCGGCGATCGCCCGCTTCGTTGACGGCTACCGCGAGGCCCCGGCCGTTCGCTTCGGACACCGCGCCGAGTCACCCGCCCGGCCGGTCCCGGCGGCGATCTCCGACGCGGCATGGGATGGCTCGCCCGCCCGCTTCACCGACGCCCAGTACGAAGCCTCGTGCGTGATCGACCGCAAACTCTGCGGCGAAGGCGACCTCGCCCCGAAACAGCGGTGCAGCCTGCCGATAAAAGAGCCGAACGGTGAACTGAATCGGAACGCCGTCCACGCCGCCGCCGGACGGTTCGGCTCGGTGCAGGCCTGCGACGCGGCGAAGAAAGCCGGGGCCGCAAAGCTACGTGCGGCCTACAAAGCGCTCGGTGAGGAACCCCCCGACTCGATCGCCGCGAAGGGGGGGGTGCAGAGTTCCGCTACAAAATCGGCGATGGACCCGGCAGCCGAACTCCGCAAAGTTCTCGGCCTCGAAGCGAGCGCATCTGACGACGAAGTCAAAGCCGCGCTGGCCGCCCGCGAGGGCGACGAAGAGGGCGAGGGCACCGAGTCCGGCAACGGCAACGGCGAGTCCGGCGAGACGCCCCCCGAGGGCGCTCCGGCCGAGGGTGAGCAGTCCGAGTCCGAGGAAGAAACCGAGACTCCGGCCGAGGGCGAGGGAGAGGGCGAGGGTGCCGCCGCCAAAGGCACCGTCACCGTCGATGCCGCGACCTGGCAGCAGACCCGCGACGACGCGAAAGCCGGGGCCGAGGCCCGCCGCGAGCAGGTGAAAACGAGCCGCGAGTCGCTGCTTGCGAAAGCGATCGAGGACGGCAAGTTCGCCCCGGCGCGGGCCGCTCACTACCGCCAGCTTCACGAGTCGGACCCCGAGGGGACCGAGCAGTTGATCAACGACCTTGAGCCGGGCCTCGTCCCGCTCGACGAGCGCGGCTCAAGCCGTGACCCGGCGAACATGTCCGCGACGGCCGTCACCGATCAGGAAATGCAGGACCTCTTCGGCGTCGCCTACCGACCGAGGGAGTCATCGTGATCCGCACCCTTCTACGCGCCGGGTTCGCCCTCGGCCTCGCGGTCCTTATGGCCGAGCAGATCGGCCGCTACAAGCCGGGCGAGAACCTCACGGCCTACGCGAAAACGTCGGTCGAAGCCGGTCGCTTCGTCAAAATCGTCGGCCGAACGGCGGCCGGGAACGTCGAAGTCGAACACGCCGGGGAAAAAGCCGCCCCGTTCACGGTCCTCGGGGTCACCCAGCGCTCGGCCTCGGAAGGCTCGCCCGCGTCCTCGGTCGATCGCCTCGTCGAGGTCATGTCCGGCGGCGGCGTCGCCCGCGTGCAGGCGAAAGAAGAAATCAAAGTCGGCGAAACCGTGATGGCCGCCGCCAACGGTCAGGCGATGAAAGCGGAAGCCGGGAAAGAGCTAGGCGTCGCGCTCTCCACGGCCACAACCGGAAACTACGTCGAGGTCCAGCTAAGGCTCTGATATGCCGCAGAATCCGATCGCACAACCGCTTGGAGGGGCAACCGTATCGGGGACCCTCGTCACCGTTGACAGCTACGTCAACCCGCCGACGAAAATCCCGGCCCGGATCGCCGCCCTCGTCGCCTCGAACATGGGCTACTTCGCCGAGCAGATTCTCTCGACGCCCGGTATCAAAGTGCAGGGCGGGGCGGTCCTCTACGAAATCCTGAAACCGACCGACCTCTTCCTGCCCGCCGATCAGTCGCTCGCCCCTCGTGCCCCCGGTGCCGAGGCCCCGAGGCTCGGTGCGGAACGGGGCGAACCGGCAGTCTCGCGGCCCGAAAGCTGGTCCGGCTCGATCGAGGTCACCGACGAGGCCCGCGCTCGCAACGACGCGATCGCCGTCGCAAATCAGTTCACCCGCGCCGCGAACACGATCGCCAACAACATTCAGACGACCGTGATCACCGCCCTCGCGGCGTTCGTCACCGCCCAGTCGCGGACCGTCAACTCGCCGATCAACTGGACCGAAGCTCACGCCTCGGGGATTCAGGCCTCGGACCCGACCAAACTTCCCTTCGCCGACTTCGCCCGCGTCGAAAACAAGTTCATCGCCGACAAAGCCGGGGTCTTCCCCGACACGCTGATCATTCACCCCGACGATTGGCAGACGTTGATCGTCACCTACTCGACGGTCGGCGGCCTGGCCCAGCCGGGCGGCGTCAAAGCGATGCTCGGTGACTTCGGGATCACGAACATCGTCCGCACCGTTCTCGCTACCAAAGGTGCGCCGCTCTTCGTCAAGGCCGGTCAACTCGGGGCCTTGCTCTTCGAGCAGCCGGTCAGCCAAGAGCAGGAACGGGTCGCACGTCGCAAAACCGACGTATACATCATCGAGGTCCGGCCGGTCGTCGTCCTCAACGAACCCGCCGCCGTCTGGCAGCTAACCGGGATCAACGAATAGCCCGCTGACGGGGGGGTGAGCGGGACCGCGAGACTGGGTCCATGCCCGCCGAACCGCCCGAATGGACCCCGACCGTCGAGGACGTAGCGGCCCATATCCGGGCGCGGACGAAGAACCCGGCGGGGAAAGAGGTCGGCACCTTCGACGACACGACCCGGCCGACCGGCGAAGAGGTCGAACGGCTGATCTCGAAAGGCGTCCGGCGCGTGATGACGCAGGTCGGCGACCCCTGCACCGAAGAGCTACGCGAAGACGCCGGGGCGGCGGCGGCCCTCTATACGGCGATGCTGATCGAGCAGTCCTACTTCCCCGAGCAGACGACTGCGACGGGGTCGAGCTTCAACTCGCTGCTGAAACTGTGGGAAGGCCAGATCAAAGTCCTCGACGAGGAAGTCGCCCGCGAGTGCGGCGGCGCGGCCGGGGGCGAAGGGGGCGGCGCTGACGGCAAAGCGATCCTCACCCCGGCGGCCTACACCGACTCCCGCGAAGTGATCGGCCCGTCCTCGAAAGAGCTTTGACGTGCCGTTCTCCGTCGATTTCAAGGCGTTCGGCGAGGACGATGTTGCCTACAAGATGCTCGGCATGGGGGACCGCCTCGACGACGCGAGTCCGGTCCTGCACGCGATCGCCGACATGCTCCGGCTCTCGGAGCTAAAACTGTTCGAGACTGAGGACGCATGGGCACCGCTGAAAGAATCGACGATCGAACGCAAGCGGGCGCTCGGGCAGCCGCTTGACATTCTGAAAGCGACCGAAGCGATGTTCCGATCGCTGACCCGCCACGGCTCCGGCGGCTTCGAGGTCATCACCGACGACACCCTCTACTTCGGGACCTCGGTCGAGTACGCGAAGTTCCACAAGACCGGGACCCGGTTCATGCCGAAGCGCGACCCGCTGCTCGTTGACGAGTCCCTGCGGCGGCGGATCACGAAGGAGGTCCAGCGCTACATGGTCGCCCAAGAGCGGGCGATGTTCGGGGTCCCCGAGTTCGGCGGGATCGCGTGACCAACCGCTTCGGACCGATCCTCGACGCGGCCGACGTTGAGGCCGCCCTGCTCGCCCACCTTGAACTCTGGCTGCCGACCTACATCGCCGAGGTCGTCCGGCAAAAGGACCCGGACGGCGAGCTATGGCCGGACGGGGTCGAGCCGGTGCGGAGCTTCACCGTCGTCCACGCCGCCGAAGAGAAGTGGCCCGAAGACCAAATCCCGATGATTCTCGCCTACTCGCCGGGGCTGACCGAACCGCCCGAGTATCACGGCGACGGCGAGGTCAGCGCCAAATACGCGGTCGGCCTGGCGGCGATCGCCGGGGCCGACACGATGGCGAACACGAAGGCCCTGACGCGGGTCTATGCCTCGGCGGCGAAGGCGGCGATCGTCCAGCACGAAGACCTCGGCGGCTTCGCGCTCGGGACCCGCTGGGTTGACGAGCGCAACTACCCGGTCGTGCAGGGCGTTGACGTTGAGCGAAACCTGATGGCCGTCTCGGCGACCTATGAGATCGAGGCCGCCGCCGTCCTCGATCGGGACGAAGGGCCGCAAGCGCCGAGTACCGAAGAACAGCCGCCGTGGGGCACCGTCAAATCGAGCGAGGTCACGGTCGAGATCGTCGAGGACCTGCCCGGCTAGGGGGGGTGCCGAACCTGCGTAGCCTGGCGCTAGATGCCGCTGCCGGGCCACACCGTACTAATCGGCGAACGAGCCGCCGCCCCGACTTCGGCTGGCTCGACCGCCAACGGGTTTCTAGTCGGGGTCAGCGAACGAGGCCCGACCAACAAAGCGCTCGCGGTCGTCTCGCTGGCCGATTTCGTGGCCCGGTACGGGGGGCGCGTGACCGGGTTCCCGCTGCTCTATGACTGCGTCGATGCGGCGTTCCGCGAGGGGGCCTCGCGCATCTACATCGGCCGGGCGATCGGGGAAGGGGCGAAACAGGCGGCCGCCGAACTCGCCGACACCGGCGGCAAAAAAGTCGTCAAATTGAAAGCCGAGTCGGCCGGTGAATGGGGCAACAAACTCAAAGTCAAAGTCGAAGTCGCGGGCGGCAAAGCGACGATCATCGTCGAACTGAGCGGCGTCGTCGTCGAGTCGGTTGCCGAACTGACGACGATCGAACAGATCGTCAACTGGGCGAATCAGACCTCGCAGTACGTCAACGCCGAAGTCGGCGAAGCCGGGGAAGCGATCCCGAAAGCGCAGACCGTCGAACTGACCGGCGGCGAAGACAAAAACTCGAAAGTCGAACTCGCGCAGGTCGAAGCCGCGCTCAAACTCTTCACCCGCGATCTCGGCCCCGGCCAGATCGCCGCGCCGGGGTTCCAGACCGAAGCGATGCACAAAGCGATCCTCGTCCATTGCAACGAAAACAACCGCCGGGCGCTGCTCGATCTAGCGTCCGATACGAGCGCCGAATTGACGACGAGGGGGGTCGCCCTCCGATCCGTCACCGGTGCCCGCTACGGCGCTCTCCTGGCGGCTCACGCGGTCATTCCGGGCCTGACCAAAGGCACGACCCGGACGGTCCCCTGGTC